TGTTAGGTAGTGTCACTTGGTTTGTTGCTGATGCTGCTGATGTGTTTGAACGCAAAATTGTTGCTGTAGCATTTGTAGTTTGAGCGCCTAAAATTAAAACCGCACCTTGACTATTTCCATAAGAAGCTGCAATTGGAGCATAAGAACCTAAAACAATATTTCCTACTATTGCCCTAGTAAAAGATGAGTTTCCATTTAATGCAACACTTCCAATGGAATTTGCATAATTGTTTATGCCACCAATAACTGAAGAATAATCAGCGTCAGCATTATTGGTAGAACCACCACCAACAAAAGTATAAAGACCCATAGATACGTTTTGCAATCCGCCACAAGCCACAGAACCAGTTGCTAAAGCATAATTTTCATTACCGCCAACAACTACTGAATTAAGTCCATCTGCGGTATTTTTTTGACCACCACCTATAAAGCTATTAACTGCACTAGCTACTTGTGATGCACTTGTTCTTGTTTTTTGCAAATCTGTAGCAAAATTTCCACGTTTATTACCACCTGCGGCTGTGCTTGTGGGGACTTGTGCAAGCGTAGCACCAGTACCTTTAGCAACAAAGGCTACGTCAGCATTAGTAACTGCGGCAGATGCTTGTAAAAAATCTACATAAACTGTTGCGTTAGGTGCAGTTGTGTTTTCACCACTAGTAAATCCTGTTATACCGCCTGATACTGTAGCCCAAGAAGCATTTGTTCCATCTGTTGTTAAATATTTGCCTGAGTTAGAGGTTTGACTAGGGGCTAAAGCATTAAATCCAGCAGTAGCCGTTGTTCCCCCTGTGCCACCATTTGCAACTGGTAAAGCTGTGCCTGAATAAGCAATAGCCAATGTTCCGCTAGAAGTAATTGGACTGCCAGTAACACTTAAAAAAGCTGGTACTGTGGCGGCTACGCTAGTTACAGTTCCTACGCTTGCAGAACCACCAAGACTTGTGCTTGTGCCATTGATAGTAATAGCTGAATTGGTTAATTGGCTATTTGCAATAGAACCTAATGTGCCACCTAAAGTTAAGTTACCGCTAGAAGTAACTGTACCGCTTAGTGTTATACCATTTACACTACCTGTGCCACCTACGCTAGTAACTGTGCCTAACCCACTAACGCCAGTAATTGAACCACCCGTAATATTGACGTTATTAGCATTTTGCTCTGCCATTGTTCCCAAACCAACTAAAGTATGGTCAGCGTTCCAATCACTAGGGCGAACTAAACTGGTGTCCGCATCGTCAGGAATGGTGCTGACTTTACTGTGTTTTACTGTTATAGCCATTACTGTACCCCGATTATTTTGCCGTCTTGACCTCTAACGACTTGTTTAGGTTGGCTTAATCGTTCTATTAAAGCACCTAAAGTAGCAGTCATTTCTTGATTACCTTGAGCAATAGCGTTGGCTATCGGGGCTAATGGGTGTTCAAGGTTCTGAATCATGTTCTCATCATTGTCGTATTGCTCGGCTATTCCTTCACCGCTATCCACACCTGCGGAGATACGAGCCGTTTCAATCTTAGCCCCGTTATTTATATAGGCAAGCAAGAGTTGGGTGTTACGCTCAGTCATCATCTTCATCTGAGCTAACTTCATCTCCATCTCTCGGTCTTGAGTATTACGCTGTTCTTCAAGTTGGAACTTAAGCTGATTCTCTTGTGCCTGATATTCCTGTTTAGCCTTTTCCAATTCAATCTGAGCAGCCATCTTTTGTTGTTCAAGTTGTGCAGTAATTTGAGCCTCGGCTTGTTTCGCCTGAGTTTGAGCCGCCATTTTCTGCTGTTCCATCTGCGATTGCATTTGGAGTTTCTGAATTTCAATAGGTGGTGGTTTAGGTTGCCCTTCCATCGCTTTAGCTTTATTTCTAAATTGGTCGGCAGTTTCATCAATAAGCCCTTCCATACCTTTGCCAGCTTTAAACGCAGTCACGCCAAACTTGAGCATTTCCATCAGTAATGGGGTTAGTTCAGGGGCTTGGGTAGCTACTGGTAAGGCTTGGTTCATAAACTGGGATAACGCACCCAAGAATTCGATTCTATTGGCTTTTTCTTGTTGCTCATCCTGATAAATCATCGAGTCGCTAGTTACCTCAATACGGAAGTTCTTAGCGGGTTCGTCTTTCAATAACTGTAAGGCTTGCGGTACTAACTGTTGGTCTTGTGGGCTTAGTTGCATTGCACCACTAATTTTCACGATGGTGTCATCCGTGAAATGCTTGCAGATAATCTGAGCCTTGATACTTAGAAGCTCGGTAGCAAAGTCCACGACTGCGTGTTGCATATTCTTAAGTCTGCCTGCTGCGTTGTTTGACTTAATAATCTGTGCCCCAAGCGTTTCATTGGGGTCAGTCTGTCCCCTTTGAATGTCGGCAATACCCATAATCTCGTAAATCTGACCTTTAACTTGTTCCATTGCTTGATAGCACATTGTTAAGGCTTGGGCGATTGGGGTTATATCTACTAAGTCAATAGCCCCTTTCATGCCTTGTTTTTCAGCAAAAGCAGCCCAGTTCTTAACTGGTATCAGGGTATTGTTCTCACCCTCAGAGAATAAGCGGGACAAGGCAGGTTCGGAAGCGTCATAAACACCCCGTACTTTTAAGGCGTTAATAAAGCCATCTATGCGGTTTGCCAGCGTGTCTAATTGATTAGCTTGGTCTTGGTATAGAACAAAGTCAGGAATTGGCTCTAGGCTATCTGTAGTTAGCGTAGCGTACATTGGCTTTGGACATGGGAAGAAACCTTCTAACTGTAGTGGGTCATCTTTTTCGTCAAGAATCTCACCCATTGACTTGCTAACCCAAAAGACTTTACCTTGTTCTTTATCCCAAATCTCATAGATACAGGCTTGATGGTGTTCAATCGCCATCTGTTTTTGTGCCCATTTATCGCTATCAGGCTTGGTGTCAAGCGGAATCTTACCGCCTAATTCTTCACCAAAGCGGTCAATCAAGGCTTGACGGCCCATATAAACTTTACGCCATATAGCCGTTACTTCTTCCCAAGTACGAGCAACAGTATGACCAAAATCACGCCAATGGACATAATCAACTGGGGCACACTCATACTCAATTCGTTCTTGCGACTCCACCAGTTCAGCGTTTTCCGTTTCTGCTTCATCGGCATCCTCTGTAATCTGTACTCCATTACCTACATCTTGACCTGCTACACCTGAGTTTAAGTCGTTTTGCTCTGCAACAATATGTGGCTCATAACGCACCCAAGCTGTACCTCTCCCGCCTAAAAGTCGGTCTAAGACTGCGTTTTCCATAGCAGCACGATAGTCATGGTAATGCTCAACCTCGTACTCTAATGCCCGTTCTAGCATCATAGAAGCGACTCGACCTACTGGGTCGTTATCTCTAAACCTACGGCTTACATCGGGGCGTGGCAGTCTAGCAAAGATAGCGGGTCTAATAGTTTGTACATTTGACCAAAGGATATTAAAGCGAGCATTAGGGTTATTCCTAGTACGGCTATCATCTCGATAACGCTTAATGATTCGGGGAACTCTTGCTTCCCATTCCCTAAATGACTTGTCATACTGGGCAATGGTGTTATACCAATCCTCGTAAGTTTTATTAAGCGTATCGTGCATACTTATTCCTAGGTAAAGTTGCCGATTGCTACTACTTCAGCACCAGCACCCGTTGTTATCTTCCAAGCACCATTAACTGATTTAGTGTTGATTTCTACAGAATAGACACCGATTGCACTATTGGCGGCTACTAATACATGGGATGTAGTGTTGTCTAACAAAGCCACAGTTCCAGTAAGTGATGTAGAAACTGTAATAATTAAACGATGTAAATAATCACCTGTTGCACCTGTTGTTCCTAATACTTGGGCGGTTTGTGATGCGGCTACATGTTCATATTTAAAACCATATTGGGCTGCGACTTCAGGCATTTTAGATTCTCCTATCTTGGGTTTTGGGGGTGGATTTCCACATTTCTTCTAGCGTTACTTCATTCTGTCCAACACTAATTCCACGCATCGGTTGATTTTGTTTAATAGTGTCTGCTTCATCTTGCCAAGCCACAGCCAACATTCTGAAAGCGTCTGAACCATGACTTGTCCAATCATGGCGAGGCTTATCTCGAAATACTTTCTTATCTTCATCGTATTCCCTTTGGTACTGACGCAAACATTCAATGCCCTCTGAACACTTCATGGCATCAAACCAAGTGCGACTTAACGCCATTCTTGTAGCTTGTATGCCGTCTTGTAATGACAGATTAGGTACGATTTTAAACAAATTTCCGCTTTTTAGGGGCAATTTATCTATTAATTGTTCAATTATTGACTTTCCGCCACTTGCCAAAGTTTTAGCTTTAGCGTCATGCGGTAGCCAATGTGTGCCATATTCGTAGGGTCGTTCTTTAATTTGGTTAGCGTAATAGATAATCGGTTGCCCATGAGCTTCGTGGTAGTCCAATACCCGTATCTCTCCATGTACGACTTGATACCACCAAATAGCCGTAGCATCGTTAAAGCCCAAGTCCCAAGCCGTATGCACAGGAAACATGGTGTCGCACTCAACCTTGTCAATACGCCCTGCATCGGTCAGTAATCGCAGCTCGACTCCCCATATAGCCCCGACTATGGAAGCCTCAAATGAACACTCGAATTCTTGTTGATACTGGTCTATCGACATAGACTTTAAGGCATCGTCTAGTTCGGCTTGGGGTAGGATTTTGGTCTTGCTTGCCCTTAAAACCTTACTAAACCAATCTGCTTTGTTTATCTCTGCGGTCTGATATATGTCATAAAAGGCGTTATGGCCCTTTGGTGTCCCAATAAAAACAGCCCAGCCCATTCTGTCAGATAATAATGGCCTTAGTACAGCACCCCATACGCTAGGCTTCATGTCAGCGTACTCGTCTAGGATTACCCCGTCTAGGTACATACCCCGTAATGCGTCAGGATTGTCTGCACCAAATAGACGAATTCTTGACCCGTTGATAAGCTCAACCCACAGTTCTGATTGGTTATGTCTGCGATACAAAGGCTCACTAAACCTAAGCAAGTAATCCCAAGCAATAGATTTGGCTTGGCTATGATACGGGGCAATATAGGCATATCTACCATTGGGTTTGTTCTCCAATCCAGCCTTAATGATAAGGTCGTTAATACAGGCTACAGTTTTACCTGCCCTGCGGTGGGCAATAACAATAGACCAGCGTTGCTTACGCTCATGAAAGTCAGCAAATATAGGTCTAGGGCGGTACTTTAGCTTTATGTTAGGCATCTGCCCAAGAAATCTTTATGTCGCCACCATCTTGGCCTGTAACCTCGTTAACTTGGGTTTCTTTCCATCTAGCCCGTGTCTTTAGCCAAAAAATTGCGGCAGCCGTATTACCCTTCTTGGCTTGGCTAAACAATGTTCCAGCTATAGCGGCGTTGGCATCAATGCGCCCTTCGTCTAGTTCATCCTTGTAATACTTGACCAAAGTATCAGCACTAATCTTTAAGCGTGTGGCTATGTCCTCGTGTGGGCAACCCAATGCAGATAAGCGTTTAACCTGTTCTTGGGTGTCTTTAGTGGGTTTATGTGGGGGTCTGCCTTTTTCTGCCATTTTTATAACTCCGCTAAAATAGCTTTTTTGCCAGTAAAGTCTTCCCAACGCTTGACTATTACATCGCAGTATTTAGGGTCTAATTCCATAATTCTGGCATATCTACCGTGTTTTTCAGCCGCAATTAGGGTAGTACCTGAACCTCCAAAGCTGTCCAAAACGATGTCTCCACCCTTTGTATTGTTAAGCATTTGGTATTCAAACAGTTCCACAGGCTTCATAGTGGGGTGTTCACCGTTCCGTGTTGGCTTATTAAACTCCAAAATAGTGGTTTGTTTGCGGTCTGCTGACCAAAGGTGTGCCGCTCCATCTTTCCACCCATATAAACAAGGCTCATGCATCCAATGATAATCTTGACGCCCCATAACAAGGCTAGACTTCTTCCAAATAAGGCATTGACGCACCTTCCAACCAGCATCTGAGCAAGCACCCCTAAAGTTGTAACCTTCTGAATCTGCGTGCCAAATATAAAAGACTGCACCTTGTTTCATTACAGTGTCTGCCGCAACAAAGGCATCCCTTAAAAACTGTCTGAACTCGTCATTGCCCATTGAATCGTTAATAATCGTTAACTTTTCTTTTGTTGCGCCTTCATAGGCAACATTATAAGGAGGGTCGGTTAAAGTCATATCTACAGGCTGTCCGTTGATTAACTTTTCAATATCAGTGATGCTTGTGCTATCACCGCACATAAGTCTATGATTTCCAAGAATATATATATCGCCTAGCTTGGTTTTAGGCTCGATTGGCGTGTCAGGTACGCTATCTTCATCCGTTAGCCCTTCAGTTGTTTTGGGGGCTAATAAAGCGTCTAGTTCTTTATCGTCAAAACCAAGTAGCGTTAGGTCAAAGTCTTGGTCTTTTAGTTCTTGTAGCTCTAGCGACAGAAAGTTTGTATCCCACCCAGCGTTTAATGCCAATTTATTATCAGCAATCACATAAGCCTTTTTTTGGGCTTCTGTCATGTCTTTAAGCTCAATCGTAGGTACTTTAGCCATACCCAGCTTTCTTGCGGCTAATAGCCTGCCATGCCCCGCTATAACGCCTTTATCCCCATCAACTAATATAGGGTTAGTCCACCCAAATTCTTTGATACTGGCGGCAATTTGGGCTACCTGAGCATCATCGTGGGTTCGGCTGTTTTTAGCGTATGGTATTAACGCTGTTACTTCTACCTCTTTTATCTGCATACTTCCTCAAGTGATTGATTAAGTTGCGTTAATTGTATTACTTTTTTGATTCTTTTATCTGTTTTTCTAAAACTTGTCGGCGAGACAGCTTTTCTTCTTGCAACATGTCAAGAACTCTTTGCTGTTCAACCTTTTTTTGAAGTTCGTTTAACATTTTAATATCGTATTCATCAGATTTAGCAAAATCTCCCCAACGAGGTAAATCTGATGGTTTAATATTTTTTAATTCACGCTCTTTTGCCATTAAATCATATATTTTTTGGGCAGAAGCAACATCGCTAGGTTTCATTTTTACACCAGTGCGTTTTTCATATTCATAAGCCTGTTGATAAGCGCTTGGAATCAAATTTTTACCAGCTTTTGTAATACCAGCAACACCAGTTACGGCTTCCATTTGCCTTGCATAAGCTTCGGGGTCGCCGATTTGTATGCCTTGATTGCCCATTGTTATGGCAGCGTCTATATCAGCCCGTTGTTGGGCTAAGTTTTGGGCGGCATTTGGAATAATATTTTTAACATATTGATTCATTGTTTGGGCTGTAGTAGATGGTTGTCTGACAATTTGACCATCTTGTATATAACCACTTTGTCTTAATACATCTGCTAGTGTTGCCATATCTTTTCCTTTTATGCCATCTGTTTAACAAATTGGTTAAAGTGCTTAGATAGCTCTGCTTTACGCTTCATACGCTTATCTTCGTTCTTTTCTAGCGTGGTCTGTTTGTGCGGTTGCAACAAAGAGTTCTCAGGTTTAATCTTTTCTTTTTTAAACATTACATATCCTTCATTTTATCGGTAAGCATTTGTTTTCTAGTCTTTTTGGGCGGTTTTGCAGTCTTAGCCGACTCAATAAAGTCTTGCTTGCTAGGGGCGTCTTTGCTACCAACCTTGTTCATCTTTTCGCCTGAACCAGCCTTGATGCGTTCCCGTTTGGCGTGAATGTTTGCGTATAGTCCTTGTTTAGCCACAGTTCCATCTCCTCATAGATGCTTTTGCTCGTTCAGCGTTCTTGCTCTTAGCGACTACTCCACCCATACGGGCGCAAAATGATGCCTTCCTGCCCTTGTCTGCCTCAGTCTTGGGGTTAGGTGCTGGGGCTTTTAGATTAGCGTTGTTTTTACGATTGTATGCCGCCCTACCTTTAGCGGTCATCCCTGCGCCCTGCTCTGTAGGCAGGTAGTTCTTATCCTTGCCCGTTGTTGTCTTAGGAATGGGTTTATCGTGCTTTTCTACTGCCGCACGAATGTCATCCCTACGACTCATGCCTTTTCCTCAATGTACTTAACGTAAGCATCCTCTAGCTTTGCCTTACGGCTACCTTTGGCGTTCTCACGCTCAACGCTGAGTGCAATAGCTACGGCTTGCTTCTTTGGCTTGCCAGCTTTCATCTCGGTTTTAATGTTCTTACCGACTGCTTCTGCGCTACCTGATTTATCGAGTGGCATAAATATCCTTTTATTTCAAGAACTTAAGTTTATAAGCGGTGGT